GATGAGAACAAGGAGCTTTTGTTGGCGATAGCCGACGATCCTTACACCAACCGTCAGTGGGAAAATTGCGATGAGCCCTGGCAGTTTGCAGCCTTCTGCAATGAATACGCCCAGTGGATTGAGCGCGGAACGGCATACGTTTCTTACTTACCAATAGCCCTGGACGCTACGCAGTCGGGGATTCAACTGTTCTCGTTGCTCCTGCGTGATGAGGTCGGAGGTGCAGCTACCAACTGCGTGCCAAGCATAGCTTCTGATCCGCCAGAAGACCTTTACCAGCGTATAGCCAACAAGGTAATCGAGATCCTTGAGAGCCAGCAGGACGAAGTAGCCGCTGCGCGTATGTGGCTAGAGTTTGGCATCACACGTTCCTGTGTAAAGCGGCCCGTGATGACAAGGCCTTATAACGCCCAGCTATTCAGCGCCATGAAGTACGTACGCGAGTGGGCCATGGAGGAGTCTAAGGCAGGCAAGGGTGAATTGCCGACCGAGAATGACTACCGGGCCTCGCTGTACTTGGCCCGCACGATCTGGGCAGCTATGGACGAGGTGATCTCTGGTGCTCAAGGTTGCCTCAAGTGGTTCGCCCAGGTGGCCAAGATATGCGCTCACATGGATGGCGCGATCTGGTGGACAACGCCCACGGGCTTTCAGGTCAAGCAGGACTACCGCAAGTACAAGTCGCGTTCTGTCAAAACACGCATCGGTGACACGATCCGTCAGCACAAACTGCGCGATGATACGGAGGCGCTTGACCGCCGCAAGATGGTCAATGGCTTGGCTCCAAATTACATCCACAGCCTTGACGCCAGCCTCCTTTTCAAGGTTGTCAATGCAGCGGCCGCTCAAGGTGTAGATCAGTTTGCTGTTGTGCATGATTCGTTTGCCACCCTGGCCGCAGACACGGAATGTCTGGCGCAAGCAATACGGAAAAGCGCCGCAGATATGTTCAGCGAAGACCTCTTGGGCATCTTCAAGAAGGAGGTCGAGGCCTTGCTGCCACCCGACACAAAATTACCCCCACTGCCGAAGTACGGCAGCCTCGATCCTTCAGGGGTTCGGGATTCTCAATACTTCTTTAACTAGCGAGGACACTATGGACGATATTCGTCGCACCCTGGGCAAGTTCACTTCCCCACTCGGAAAACTGATCGCCCCGCTCTATTTGAACGAGCCCGATGGCAAGTTCGATGATTCCCCCAACAAGCTGAAGTACAAGGCTGCGCTTCTGATCTCTGGATCGGACGCAAAGCAGTTCTTGGCGAAGGTGGAGGCTGTGTGGGAGGACTGGGCTTTGATCGTCAAGACCGCTACAGGCAAACCTGTCAAAACTTCCAAGAAGAACATCCAGTGGTTCACCAAGGACACCCCGCGCTGGGATGACATAGGAGTTTCCACAGCCTCACTTTTGGACTCCTTGGGCAAGGATGATCTGGTTATCAAAACCGCCATGAAGGCCATCCTGATGCGTGATGGGCAAGAGACTTCGCGTACACCCCGCCTTTTCGATTCGGATCTGGAGCTAATGAAAACTCCGCCTCCCATTGGCTATGGCACCACGGCGAAGATCAACGGTTCTTTCTACGGTTGGATGAATGCGGGCAAGACAAGCCTCTCCTTGATCCTGAACGCTGTGCAGATCATTGACCTTGTTGAGCCTGGAGTCGAAGGGAACAACAGCGCCGAGGACTTTGGGTTTGAGGCCACAGAGGGCTACACGCACAAGGCCGAGACATTTGTCACCAGCGGTGACGGTGATTTTTAGGTGACTTGCTTGGCAATCCTTATTCCTGTCTCCCCCATACCTGCACCTCGTCCGCGAGTGACCTCTAAGGGATGGACCTACTACCCGAAGCGGTACAATGTATGGCGGGAGTCAGTGAGTGCAGTATTGCCTGGTTTGCTTACTGAAGCTGGCCTCACAGCCCCGCTTGAGGGGCCACTTGAGGTCACCACGGCGTTCGTTTGCACACGGCCCAAGACCACGAAGTTGCAGCACCCCAAGAGTGACCTCGATAACTTGGAGAAAAGTTGCTGGGACGCCTGCAACGGGCTTTGCTGGTTTGACGACTACCAGATCGTGGAGTCACATTCGACCAAGCGATGGGCCAACCCAGGGGAAGAAGGGTACATCGAGATTCACATCAGGACCGCGGCGTGAGCCAGCGTGAGTTAATTCTGGAGCACCTGAAAGCACGCGGGAGCATCACGCCACTTGAGGCGTTAGCTGACTACGGGATCATGCGCCTTTCTGCACGCATAGATGAATTGAGGAAGCGTGGACATGACATCGACACAGATACAGAGACAAGTGCAGCCGGGAAAACCTATGCCAGATACAGACTTACAGCCGGAGAACCAGAGCAGCAGTACATTTGTTGGGCATGAGGCCTGCCCGGTCTGTGGGAGCAGTGACGCGCTTGCACGCTACGACGACAATCATACGTTTTGTTTTAGCTGTACCACTCACATGCAAGGCACTGTGCAAGAGGATACTGACGCGCCCGAGGTAGGCTCTGGCTTCATCAAGCATAGGCCTACCGATCTACGCTCCCGTGGCATCCGTGCATCCACCTGCCGCCTTGCTGGCTATGGTGTCGCTGAGTACCAGGGCAACACGGTACAGGTAGCCGACTATCGAAATGACGAGGGCACGCTCATAGCCCAGAAGCTCAAAACGGCCGACAAGAAGTTCACGATCCTGGGGAACGGACGGCACCTGAGTTGCTGGCAGATGCACCGCTTCAAGGGCGGTGGTCGAAAGATTACTGTGTTTGAGGGTGAGACCGATTGCCTCAAGTGGTTGGACATTTTCCCCCGTTACCCCGCTGTTTCTGTACCCAATGGAGCAGCCGGTGCTGAGAAGGCAGTTGCGCGGGACATCGACTTCTTTGAGTCCTTTGAGGAGGTCATCGTCTGCTTCGATGCTGACGATGCTGGGCGCTCTGCTGCGGTTGAGGTGGCACAGTTGTTCACCCCCGGCAAGTGCAAGCTGATGAAGATCCCAGAGGGGGCTAATGACGTTTGTGACGCCTGGGCCAACGACCTTCAGGAGCAGTTGGTTCAAGCGTTCTGGGAGGCCAAGCCCTACCGGCCGGATGGGATCGTGGCAGGCGACGAGCTTCTTGAGGCTATTATGGATGACACCATGGTGCCTTCAGCACCGTATCCGTGGGTGGGTCTGAACAACCTATTACATGGGATGCGGACGGGGGAGCTTGTCACTATTTGCAGCGGCACGGGGGTTGGGAAGTCACAGATTTGCCGCTCGCTCGCCCTGCACCTGATGCGCGAAGGGCACAAGGTTGGCTACATCGCACTTGAGGAAGGCCTTGCCAAAACAGGCCTGAGCCTTCTCGGCCTCGCCCTTGAGAAACCACTTCATCTGGACAGGTCTGTTGTCACGCCGGATGAAATGCGAGAGGCCTTTGACCGTGATCTGAGGGACAAGGTCTTTGTTTATAACTCGTTCGGCAATATGAGTGCCGCGAATCTGCTCTCAAAGTGCAGGTATCTGCGGATCGCTGAGAAGTGCTCGTACCTCATCATTGACCATCTGAGCATCCTCGTCAGTTCATGGTCGGCTAGTGGACCTGGAGGTGTACCCGATGAGCGGCGTGCCATTGACAATGTGATGACAGCTTTACGCTCACAGGTGTGCGAAGCTACGGGAGTCGGCATGATTCTCGTTAGCCACTTGAGGAGAGTTGAGGGCCGCAGTGCTGAACGTGGTGCTGATCCAGAGTTGTCGCATCTGCGCGGGAGCCAGGCGATCAGTCAGCTATCAGACGCTTGCATTGCGTTGTCCAGGGACACAATGGGCGAAGACCCGAACCTGATGACTGTGCGTGTCATCAAGAACCGTTTTAGCGGCGAGCTCGGAGTTGCTTGCCACTTGAGGTGGGACCCGAAGACAGGCACGCATACCGAGGTAGCTCCTGAGTTCATGCCTAATGAGGAGGATGATGTCCCTTTCTAATCCGTATCTAATTGATCTGCCTGGTGTTGTTAGCTTTTCAGGGGGCAGGACATCGGGCTATATGCTCTATCACATCGTTGAGGCCTTTGGTGGCCAGCCCGATGACCTGAAGATTTGTTTTCAGAACACGGGGCTGGAGCATCCAGCCACCTATGATTTTGTAAAAGAGTGCGGGGAACGGTGGGGGGTGGACATTGTATGGCTGGAGTATTTCGTCAACGAGGAGGACGCGCAT